TTACTTGTCAAAAATGGCTATTGCATCGTGTTTTTTCTGAGTATATAAATGGCTGTAAGTGCCCATCGTTTCAGTGATTTGAGCATGTCTCATGAGTGACTGTAAAACGAAAATATCTACACCATTATTTGCAAGATAAGATGCATAAGAATGTCTTAACGCGTGAATGTTATAATGGGGGAAAGCTTTTTGGAATTTCTTTTGAACATGACTGTAATGTTTGGGAGCCATTCCTCCGAAAATAAAATAACTACGTTCATCAAAATATTTATTTAACTCTTTTTCACGTTGGTGTCGTTCAGTTAACATTGTATTGATGAATTTAGGTAAAGGAACAATATCCTCTGAACTATCTGTTTTTGGTCTCGGAAATATAGTTCTATTAGAGATGTCCATTGTTTTATTTATGGATATCTCTTTTTTGTATTTATTGTAGTCTGTCCAAACAAGAGCCATAGCTTCGCCAATCCTTAAACCTGTATAAAACATTAATGTAAATAACTCTCTGTAATCTTGCTCTTCAATGTCTTTGATTCTTTCTTCAAATTCTTCACGCATCATAAACTTAGGTTTTGGCTTTACACGCGGAATAGGTTTAATTGATATTGTTGGATCTGTACGTAATCCAAAGTATTTTTTGGCATAATTAATTACAACTTTAAAACCTGACCAAATTGTACGAGCAGAATTTGTTGACGCTACATTCTCTATTAGATATTTACGAAACTCTTGGCATTGATTTTGCGTTATCTTATTCATTTTTATGTGCCCGAACTTAGCTTTAAAGTGTTTATGATATTCATTTTGTTTGCGTCGTTTTGTTTTAGGTCTCAAATCGCTATTTTCTAAATAGTGATGAAAAACATAATCAAATGTTTTTGAATCGCTATATCCTTCGTTTACGTCATTCAAAAAGATAGCCTCTGCTCTCTTAGCTTCACGCTTAGTTGAAAAACCGCGTTGCATCTTACGTTTGTTATTACCGTATACATCTTTATATCTAATGGAAAAATACCATTTACCTGTATTATCATCCTTATATACTGGCATTTTGCTTCTCCCTCCTCAAAATTGGCAAAAAAAATAATAAGGGTAGGCGGGCTACCCGAAATTTAGTACTAGGTACTAAATGTGATATAATAAAATAAAAAGTAGGTGATGAAATGTGCGTAAAGTTTACTGACGCAGAAATAGCTTATATAAAAGAATCAGTTGAAAATTATAGTAGTGAATTTGATATTTATGACGATGAACAAGAACTTAAATTAAAAATTTATGAACAAATTATGTTAAAAATAGAGTCCGAATACAAGGATATCTATTTATTCCGTCTTATTAATTGATTTACTGTATTCGGTTAATATTCTTTCGTTTTCATCAACGATGTCCTTTAGTGTGTTTAAAAGGAAGTCGCAATCACCTTTGGCTACTGCACCGGCTTGTGAATGGTTGATTATATTTCTCATACTATAAGCAATTTCTACCCGTTTTTTGGTTCTATAATTCACTTTACCCTCTTTAGTTAATTCTCCTAATAATTTGGTGTACATAGTTGAATCGGTGTCTTTATGTTTGATTTTATTCACTTTTTTTAATTTGATTAAAAACGTCTCTATAGCAACAGCAAAGGTTGCTGCAGCTGGCAAATACAACTCCCTTTTATAAGCTTGTAATCCTTGTTCTATTTGATAAGAAAAAGTTATATCATCAACAATCTTTTTCATGCTATTTAAATCTAAGTGGTTGAACGGTTGTATTTCATCATGTGCTTTGTTTATCAATTTCTCTTTCGACTTCGATATCAATGTATTGTAATGATCGTTAGCTAATCGTTTGCCATAATTAAAAAATAAATCTAAATTGTTTTGTATTATTACAGTCCCGATATATTTTCCGTAGTAAATAGACGTGTAATAAATGTAGTTATTAAAATCTAATAATCCGGATTGTTCTTCTACATACTTTTTAGAATCATATATGTATGAAGTAAAGTGTTTAGACAAATGTTTGATATCAGTATTACGAAAATTATATATTTCTTTTAATTTACTGTCATTTGAGATAACAACGATGCAAGGTTCTTCAAAAAAAGATTGATTTAGATAAAATATCGAAATCTTGTAATCGTCTTTTCTCATGAATGGGAAGGCTTCCGGATTACTACTAAACTGATAAATGTATCTGTTTTCAACTACATATTTGTAACCTTCTAAAAAATTACGCAAGTATTCTTTTAAAGTTTTATTCTCTTCCATACCTCATCCTCCTCACGCCACACAAGCGCTATTAATCAATATCCAATAATTGTTGTTTTTTCTTATCGAACTCTTCCTGAGAAATTACTCCGACATCTAATAATTCTTTATATTTTATTAATTCATCAGCAACAGAAAAACTCATTTTTTCAGAATTGGATGGTTTCATAGAACTTTCTCGAATAGAGATTTGTTCTTGTATTGTTTCCGCCATTCTAGATACAGTGTTTTTTGATATGCTTCCTATAGCGATACTTGATGAACCGTGATGTATAATTATTTCGCCAAAAAGAAGTCCTTTTTTATACGAAACAGAATTGATTTTCTCGAATGGAAATTCATGAAATTTCAAACCATATATCATACCTTTATCTAAGAATAACAATCTTAGATCAGTACATACTATTAAGTAGGTATTATTATTGTACAATCCCGAAGTTACATACATTATGTTTTCATTATCTTTTAAAATCATAGGTAGTTCTTTCACTTCTTTTTTTGTACCAAACAAATCCTCTACACCTATTTCGCTAAATCTTTGGTAGATTTTAGATAAGTTTTCGTCAGATTTATTGATTTCACTTTCAAATTTCACTTCTTTTCTAGGTTTACTTTGGTATTCTTTTAAAATTTCTCTTTTGTCTTCAACAGATAGTTGCTTGTATTGTTTCTTTTCTTCTTTTGTTTTAGTTGCTAAATATTGACTCTCAATCATACTTTCTTTGAATGTTAATCTGTTTTTAGGTAATTCTTTCATTTTTATTTCTCCTTTACTTTTTATAATAAAGCGCTATATAAGTGTTATTAATCAAAAATTCGATAGTTATAAATAACTTTGCCTATCACTTCGATTTCATCAATAGAATCTAAATCGTAAGAATTAGTTTTAAATTCATCTGAATAGCTTACTGGGTCTAAATGTAGTTTTGTTTCAGTACGTCTCACACGCTTAACTGTATATTCACCACCTAGACGTAATACAAGGATGTCATTGCTGTTAAGTTTATGATCACAAGACTTTCTATAATCATGGACAATTATATAAGAACCGTTAGCAAGTATTTTGTTCATGCTATCACCATTTATTTGTAACGCTATGCATTCACTAGGCTTACGACCATTAAAGGCTACGTCTGGAATATCAAAATCTTTTGTTTCAATTTCGACTGTCTCAAAATTTCCAGCAGAAACTTTTCCATAAAATGGCACTTGATAGTAATGATTAATGTTTTCTAATGGAACAATATCATCTTCTAAACCAATTAAATAATCCATGCTTACACCGAAGTAAGAAGCTAGTTGAGATACAGTTTTCGCTATGGGTTCTGATTTGTTATTTTCCCAATTGGACAATTTACCTTTAGTAAAACTGTTTTTCTTGTCCTTTGAAGGGAATTTTTCATGCAGTTCATCGCTAAGTTGTTGTAAAGTCAAACCTTTTTGCTTCCTTAAATTTCTTATTCTATCTCCAAAAGTCATTTCGTTCTAACTCCTTATTATTATTTATCCCCATGAATTTAATATACACTATGTGTTGTTTATTTACAACACTTATATAAGAAGAAATAAAAAAAGTTATAAAAATACGACAAAAGTGTTGCAAAAGTAAAAAGAGTGGTGTAGTATAATAGGCAAGTCGTAAATACACGACTTAGAAAAGAGGTGCGTAAATGAACGGATATAACAAGTTGAAAGGTTTGTTAACAGAAAGAGGCATAAAGAATAAAGATTTAGCCGAATTACTTGATATAAATAGAACAACTGTTAATAAAAAACTAAATCGAACTAATGGGAACGACTTTTCAATGTCAGAAGTAAGAGCAATTTGTTTGTACTTAGATATCAGTGCAGACATATATTTTTTAAACCAAAGTCGTGAAAACACGACAAAAGAAAAACAAACGCTTTAATAGGAGGAACTACAAATGGAATTTGAGTATGTAGATTTAATCGATGATACAAGAATAAAAAACTGTACTCTTCGTGAAATGGAAGGTAATGAAATGGAGTTACCCGGCACTTATGTAGTTGCGACCTACACAAATGCACAAGGTAACAAAAACCAACTGATTATAAACCCTGATTATATCTTGAAAATGAAATACAAGAGTTTAAGAGCGGTTGATTAAGATTGAGCAAGCACGCTACCAGCCAAACTTTTAGCTTTCTTACCACTTCGTTTATCTCGAAGTACTTTGCTAGCAAGTTTAGCAGTTCTACTAGTAGATTGCTTACCGTTTTTCTTGCCTCTTTTAGCCATAAGCATCACCTCCTTAGGTTGATAACAACATTATACATGAAAGGAGCATAAATATTATGCAAGCATTACAAACAAAATCGAACATAGGCGAAATGTTCAACATACAAGAAAAAGAAAATGGAGAAATCGCAATCAGTGGTCGAGAACTTCATCAAGCATTAGAAGTTAAGACAAGATATAACGATTGGTTTGAAAGAATGATTAATTATGGCTTTGAAGAAAATATTGATTATACAGCTCTTACTCAAAAAAGAGTAACAGCTCAAGGTAACGCTATTAATTATTTAGACCACGCACTCACACTAGACACTGCAAAAGAGATTGCAATGATTCAACGCAGTGAACCCGGTAAACGTGCAAGACAATATTTCATCCAAGTGGAAAAAGCATGGAATAGCCCAGAAATGATTATGCAACGTGCTTTAAAAATTGCTAACAACACAATCAATCAATTAGAAACAAAGATTGAACGTGATAAACCAAAAATTGTATTTGCAGATGCAGTAGCTACTACTAAGACATCAATTTTAGTTGGAGAGTTAGCAAAGATCATTAAACAAAACGGTGTAAACATCGGGCAACGCAGATTGTTTGAGTGGTTACGTCAAAACGGATTCCTTATTAAACGCAAGGGTGTGGATTATAACATGCCTACACAGTATTCAATGGAACGTGAGTTATTCGAAATTAAAGAAACATCAATCACACATTCGGACGGTCACACATCAATTAGTAAGACGCCAAAAGTAACAGGCAAAGGACAACAATACTTTGTTAATAAGTTTTTAGGAGAAAAACAAACAACTTAATAGGAGGAATTATCAATGAACAAACTATATAAAGCAACCCTCCTCATCACAATGGCAGTTGTGACTTGGAAGGTTTGGAAGATAATTATAAAAATGGTGTGAAACTATTTAAAATCTTTTCTTTTATTCTTTAAATCAAAAGCATTAGCAAGACACGAAGCGACATAGCATACAGCTATTACCGCAGTTGAAAAGAAGTAATTCACGTAATCATCATTAGCAGTCCTGACAAACATATTAACAGCAACACTTTTAGCAACAGTTAATGAAACATCGTGAACAAACGATGAGGAAGGAGCCAAAAAATATTGATTGATAGATTTATAGAATATCTTATCACTTTCTTTGGTATTTACGTCATCTATTGGATGGGCAGAATTGACGGTTTTACCAAGAACAGGGACATCGACAGTATCGACAAAAGACTTTCTCAAATGAGTGCTAACTTTGCGGACTTCATCATCCGGAAAGCTGTTAGAACTTATGAATTCATCAAGAATTTTTTCAGAAAATAAATTAGATTTGAACATTGGATGATTCTTAGTTACTTGATGCATATAGGAAGCCCAATCAGATAATTTAGATTGGTTAATTCTAATGCTATTCATAACATTATTAACGGTCGATTGAATTTCCAGAGCGTTCATAACATACGAATTATTCATAGTATTTGCGGCTTTAGCGTAAGCTTCGACAGGCAATTTAGATAAGATAGCTTGATTTTTCTTTATTAAATCTAACTGTCGTTGAGTGAAATTTATATTATTCATAATTACCACCTCCTTTCACTAGGAGATAACTAAATTATACACAACACAAAAAATAAAAAGGAGGAATAGATATGATAAAAAATAGTTTGCAAGCTAAAGAACTTGCGGTAATTTTATCTGTTTCTAAATCCAAAGCGGGACAAATAATAAGAGAACTGAATAAAGAACTTGAAGACGAAGGGTACATTGCGATACGAGGCAGAATACCCGTCCAATTAGCTAGGAAAAAATTCCCTTATCACGGCTTGTCAGACGAGAGAATAATGGAGGCGTTGAAAAAAGAAAATGAGTAAAACTTATAAAAGCTACCTATTAGCAGTATTGTGCTTCACAGTCTTAGCGATTGTACTTATGCCGTTTCTATACTTCACTACAGCATGGTCAATTGCGGGATTCGCAAGTATCGCAACATTCATATTCTATAAGGAATACTTTTATGAAGAATAAAAAACTGCTACTTGCGCCAACAAGTAACAGAAAAGTATTTAAGAAATAAAATTCAAGTTCAATATAAAACGAAAAACGGAGGAAGTCAACCATGACTAAAAATTATAAAGACATGACGCAGGAAGAAATAAAAGACTTATTATCTGAAAAAACGGCAGAATTGTATGAATTAGCGAAAGAAATTAAGGGAGAAAGTAAATTTGATATTTTGCTTTTCTCATCAATAGGAGTTATCGACGGAGATTATTTAGCAGGTTCAAGTTCTGTGATTGGTCATACTTTTGATCTTGCTTACTTATTGGATAGCACTAAGAGTTATAAAGATATTGTCAATGTTCTCCAAATGTGTAAATCACAAAAAATTCTCGGTATAGATGACGACAAGGAGGACTAAAACAATGTATTACAAAACGGGTGACGTATGTCGAAAAATATTTAATGTAGATGGCTTTGATTTTCAATTAAGAGTTAAGAAGCGAGCATATAGTGTCGAAATAGTCGTTTTAGATCATGAAGGAAATTCAATTGACGGGCTACTAGTTTCTGACGAGAACGATCTATACACAGCTTTAGATATTTTGAAACAAAGTATTTATGAATGGATTGAAAATAACACA